TTTACTCCTTTCGGGGATGCTTCCCCCCTGATCATCCAAGCGCGATTGCAAGCGCCACACAGGTCGCCTCAGATACTTCGCCATCACTACCAGACGCGCCGGTACTGCCGGTTGCACCGGCAGGGATTCCAAACGTAAATGCCAATGCACCGCTTGATGCTGTAAAGCTGACGCTAACTGTCGGACTTGCCCCGGCACTCAAGCCGCTGGCTGTCGCGCTGGTGCTTACCACCCTGCCAGTTGTGGTTTCCAAAGCAGTGCCGTTTGAGTCGAATGCAATCAACTTGCTGGCGTTATTACTAACCGTTGCATCGTATGGGAACACCAGCGGCCCAGATGTACCGGTGCCGCTTGTCGTCCTGGTTGTCGTTGATGCCAGTTGAATATTACGCGATAGCTCTGTCTCAATTTGCTGGTCATTAATTGTCAGCCGGTCGAGAGCGTCATTGATGCTGGATGCCGTAAAGTCTCCGCCGGTTGTATAGTCCGTTGTCCTGGCGATAGCCTGGTCAGATTCGATGGTAACGATAGCATCTGCGGCCGGTTCGTTTCCGGATGTAAATGTGACGGAGCCCGTGCCGTCTGAATTATAGGCAGTGGTGTAGTGCGTGGTCACGGTTTTCACCGTGGCTCCGACACTGACTTTGATGTCCGTTGCCGCCAGGACTTTAAACGCAAACGAGTACGGCCCTGCACTGCCGGTCGAGGTGTATTGCACCTTCCTATGAACTGCTTCTACTGTGATTGCCATGTTACACCTCTAAACGTGTTATATACCTTTTTGACGTTATTGTTAAAAAAATTATTTCTATTCAAAGTTTGGCACAGGCGATGTCACCTCCGGACCAAATGTTGTCAGATTTGCGCTTGCGTCTTTTATTGCCGCATCCAGTTCTGGGTATTCCATCCGCATATGCTTTTGGGCAAGTTTCCAATATTTTATATCAGCGGCCTTAATGGCATCAATTCTTGCCCCCCTTAAAAATGACGTTCCATCGGGGTCTTGTGCTTTGTAATTACGGATAGTTGCATTGAGTTGGCCCAGTAAGTTCAGTCCTGACTTCGGGTCTTCAAGCGTATTGGCAAGTTCAATATATCTGTTCCTTTGTTCCGCTGATAATTCCACGCCGCCGATCTGTCTATGCCGATCAGGCAACCCGAATTGCAATGTTCTCAATTCATCATGGACCGGACTGAGCATGGTATTTTGCACTCGTATGGGACTAAATATCTCATAGGCTTGGCTACTCGATTCCATAATAGGGTTGTTAAACCTATCAAGTAGAGGCGGCAAATCTTTGGATATTCCTGGCATCATGGACCGCGCTGTCTGCAAGGTTTCATAGTAGTTCTTAACGATGCCATCAAGTGGACCGGTTCCAGCATAGTTTGAAAAGAACTGTCGCGCATCTTCTGGGAAAGTTGTGTCTCTCCGCTCTGGGTCCATATAGCGTTGGACTGAGTCTGCAAATGAACCGGTCGGAGAAACCGGAAGAAACCCAGGTACAGCTTTAGCCATTGCTTTGCCGTACATTTTCGTCACCCGTTCCATCAACGCTAAAGGCTTTTCATTGGCATCCCCCTGGAAAAGTTTTGTGATTTCACCAAACCCCTCCATCATGGGTAGCTCATTAAGATAGTGATAAGACGCACCCAAGGCGGCCATTACCACAGACGTTGGATCACCAGAGTTATGTCTAATATGCCAGCCGGTATCCGCCGCAATTGCCAATAGTCCGGATATGGGGTCAAACCGACTATAACTTGTTGATGTGTAGGTGCCGTTTTCGTTTTTTGTAACAAACGAATAAGGACGGAAACCCTGATCCAGCCAATTCTGTCGGGCCGTTGGGTCTTTCGGCCCATATCCTGTCATCATTGTCTGGTCACCAAGCATCCCCATTGAGGCCATAACGAAATAACCCATCATGCCACTGCCAGCCATCATCCGCGCCATAGCAACATCAGCGTGTTTTCCGCCTTTGGTTATCTCGTCACGGAAACGCTTTGTCGCAAAAGCGGCTGGAGAATGCTCAAACACCTGGGAGATGACATTTGTCGGTGTTTGAAAAAACGGCATTAAAAACTTAAACGGCGGCACGTTGGTAAACTCTTGCAGGGTTGTCATGGCCTTGCCAGAGATTGGAGTCTGAAATGTCTTGTAACGGGCATAATCCTCCGCCGCTTCCCGTACACTTGACGGAGGGTTCTCAATTACATTTGCAATTGTTTCCTCAATACGCATCGTAAACGCTTCATCCGTTTCGCCTGATTTTTTCCCAGCCCGTTTAATCGCCATGCCAGCCGCAATTGATTCACGGTAAATCTTTTGCCGCATGGCAATCGTCTTAAAGCCCTCATCTGTTGCTAAAAGGAACCGGCCAGGGATGCGTATTATCCGACCGAAGGCATCAAATATCTGACCCAAATTGCTATTAGGATCAATCTCGAAATTCTCCGCACTTATAGCTTGGCGTTTATAGTCGAGCTTTGTAACAAAGTCGCTGGGCTGTTCCGTTCTAAAAGCGTGGCCCATAGCTCTCATGGCATCGCCTATGGCGTGATATCCAGCGATAACATCGACAAAGGCTTCACGGTAACTCATTGCATCTTCAGTATTGCGTATTTTTCCAATGGTAGCGGCGAGAGTGTTAATCGGAATTTCAGCAATCATAGCGGCGGCATTCGATGCTATGTTAACAGCATGGGTTGTCGGGCCTGACAGGATCGACATCAGAAACGATTCAACAAAGGCTCCGTATACTTTGCCAACCCATCGAAAGGCACTGCGATTGAGATTGACCTTTTGCCCGTCCGTTAAAGCCATGTATTGAACACCCATATGCTGAATTGCTTCAACGCCTCCAGCATTCTCGACAATCTCTTTTGATGTCAGGCCCATATCGGGAAAATCGGTGCCGATTATGTTTTCCAGGTCTGCAAGGTCTGGTGAGGCTTGGGCATCAACAACCATATTAAAATTCCGGAGAACGGCCATCATTCTGGCCGACTCTGCCTTGGCTCCGATTAATGAGGTTGTGACCGCTCCTTGTAGCGTCATCGCTCCCAGAAAGTCCGAAGCGGCCTCTTCCGTTCCTTCTTGTATCAATCGATCATAAGCATGACGGGCCATCTGTAGAGTCGATCTCTGCACGATCAACGCCTTGTATAACTCTTCGGGACTCTTCAGTGCAGTGCCGGTCTCGCGTTTAAGAAGTCGGGTCATCATCATTTCAAGACCCAGTGTTTCCGCTTCGGCTCCAATCTCTTTAATGGACATCTTGCCGCGCTTGGCTTCCTCAATCGCATTGCGGTTTAATTCTACAATCTTCGATTGAAACGCCGTCAGGTCATTGCCAAAAACCTCACGCATCTGGTCGAGGTTCAATTCATAGTATTGAATGCCTGTGTTCCCAGGCTTGCCGTCCAGCCGTGGCAATGCCGCCTCAAACACTGCCATCTCACTTGGTGACGCATCCCTGATTAAAGTGGCCCCACGATATGTCTGCACGGCCGCATCAGGGTCTAGCTTGTTGCGGTTAATTCTCTTAACCCCTTTGCCAGCTTTTAGCACCGATCCCAGCATAGCGACCTGTGTGTTTTCTGGCTCAAGCGGTAATTCCGCTTGCGGTTCTTCCATGACTAAATTGGGATCAGTTGCCATCGGTTTGCTCCAACATACCCACGCCGACCAGGGCTCCTCCGAAAGACATCAGTGGTATTTTACCTTCAATAAATGCTTTAAAGATTGCGTCTTTACTGCGACCCAATGCCTGGGCCGTAACGTCTACACGTTCATTTATAAGCTCGACTATTGTCTTTGGCGGCGATGCCAATCCGGTAAACTCACCATTTGCAAACCATGACAGGGATTGAGCTTCGGCTGGCTGTACACCCAAACGGTCAGCAACCATCCGATAAATATCTGAGAAAATGGCGTATTCTGTTTGCTGTTTAGAACCGTCAACAACCTGACCATCTAACGTATCAGCAATCCCCTTACCGGCATAGTTTTCAATATTAGAGGGATCGTCCAAATACGCTTTATATGCTGTTTCGCTATTAAACCACTGTCTGGGGATAGACCCTGGCATAATATCGTTGAGCATATAGAGAGCCCCTCTGATTGCGTGTGTGTCTACAGTCACGCCATTAAGATTGCCCCCTACATTTTCTGCGAAGGTAGCCGGTTTAGGATTGGTTTTATAATCGATCTTGCCTGTGGTTCGTAGCTGATCGATCAACAATTTGTGTATGCCAGCCGCCTGACCCTTCTTTGCTTGGTTAATCATCATGGGGAAACCGGCCTCATTAATACCCGTGCCACCTGGGCCGACTATTTCATCATATCTTATGTTTTGTTTGTCCTTGGCGCGAACCAGAGAGGCACTCCTCAAATTGGGTTCTGTCTGTGTCCGTGGGCTGGTTGCTCCATACAGCAAAGAAAATTCTTTAATTGCTTCACGGGCCTCATCTTCCGGAATGCCTAAATCTTCCGCCTTTTTAAGCAACGGACCCAAGTGATAAAAGTATTGAACATTGGTGCCAACATGAGGTCGCGCCCGTTCTGCAATTCGGTCGGCAATCTCTTCCATATTATCTACTAGACCTTGCGTCCGACCTTTCTTCGGCAACTTAGCCCCAGCCGGTGCGCGAGGCACAGGCGTTTCAATTTGCATTTCTGGAACTATGCCTTGCTCATAAGACTCAGGAGCAACATCAAACATCTGATCATCTGTCGGTTGTACTCTCTTCGCTGGCTTGAGTTGCATCTCTTCCGATTTCTTAATTAGAACCTCGCGGAGGGAAGGCACTTCGTCATTATTAATCGTAAAAGATGCTCTACGCGATTGTACATTTAATGCACGTTGTTGTTTTACGTCTTCTGGCAAGCTCCCTGGCGTGTCATCCATAAAACTGGAAAAATCATCAACAAACGCTTTGCTTGATCTCTCAGCAATTTCGTTTTTGCCTACAGGCAACGGCATTTCGCCAAAATCGTCAGCTATAGACTGAAGGCTATCAAATGTCATATCCGACATTTCTGGATTAGGATTATCAGTTAAAGTCCCGTCTTTTTGTTGATAAAATCTATACCCATCAGAAGTCATAAATTGAGGCAAGCTAGCATCTGGTTTCATTGCGCTGGCTACTTTACCGGCACCGGCTACTATTGCATCACCGGCCGCACCGACGGGATTGGCTGACAAGGTCGTTCCCGACATCATGCTGTCAAGCCGTGCTTGTGCCGCTTCACCGGCTTCAATCAATGCATCCTGTGTAATCTCGCCGGTCCTGTTAAAGGCATCACCGGCCACGGTTATAAACTCTTTTACGACTTCCGATTGAGCCGCCTTGTTGAGCATCTTAAAACCAGCCCCAATAACCGGAATGCTCTCTAATGCACCGGCCGCTGTCAGGACTGCACCAAGAGCCATATCGGTGCCGCTTCCGGTTTCCATCCCCTCGCCAAATGTTTGAATCCCTTCTTGCATAGTCAGCGGTGCGGATACGGGCGGCAATAAATCAGCTACTCCGATCCCGAATGCGGTTTTGGAAAGGTCTCCGGACGTTCCCCATAATGTTTCGGCAAAATCTCTAGCTTTCCGTGTATCCCATCCAAATTGTTCTTGAAGGAAATTCAGCGTGTCCATACGGGCTGTATCTCGCCAGGTGTCCTCTGGCCCCTGAGTCAGACTAGGCCGTGTGTCGATCTGTTCATCCAGGCCGCCGCCGCCGGTAATAATCCCAGGCAAACCAAACTCATCTGGCTGGTCTTCACTGAGCGTTAGCGGCGGCGGAATATCCAGTTCATATCCGTTTCGGGTTGCCCGTAGCGGAACATCAGCCGACAGGGCTTGCTGACGAATGTCAAAGTCGGCCCCTAGCATTGCATCAAGATCATTGGACATCGGTCTTGTCCCATTCGTTTTTGTACTTCTTTTTAATTTTATTAACTATTCCAATATGGGATCTAACTACAGTTCCATATGTCTTCTGATCTGCATTTGCCTTGGCGAGTAAAGCCTTCCACTTTGCCTTGCTTCTGTATTCTACGGGGAGGTCTTCAAGCATCTCTTCAAAAGGTATGGTTGTGCTTTTTTCTATGTCAGCAATAATTGTTTGCATTGCCTTATCCAGATCAATTTCCGGATTTTTCTTGTATACACGGCGGAGTTTGTTTTCTGCTGTTTTATAGTTTTTTAAGTTGTCAAATTTATCCAGCCGTGGGTCCATTGAAAAACTATCGTAATCAAAACTAAAAGCGGTGGCCGCTAAACCTAATGCAGTTTTGAAGTCTTTATCTTGCAATTGCATTACGCGAGTTCTCAGAGTTTGGGCAGTTTCTTTTCTCATCTGTTTATTGGTTCGCGCTTTGGCAATACGTTGGAGAATGCTTGTCTTGGTTCCAGCCTGGACTTCTAAATCATAGTTTGGGTTGGCTATATCGTTTTCAATGCCCTCAACGACTTTGACAACGTCCCTGGTAACGACCCCGACTTCCTTTTCCGACATAAGGGCTTTTGCACGTTCCGGATCGACTTTATTGAGTTCCTTCCAACGGGCATTCCATGCGGCTGTATCTCCCTTTAAGTCGTCTCTGTTCATTTGCGCTTGAATCTTAATCGAACTGTTTGCCCTTGAAATCTTAATAGCCTCGTCCTCTTCCGCATCCAGACTGGATTGCTGTTTATGAATCTTCATTATGCCGCTTAGAACTTTTACTCTGTCGGTGGAGGTAAGGTTTTCAAAAACCTTTTGAATACGGGGAGGAGCCTTTCCACCCGTCAGGTCCGTATACGCCGCGCCTGTGTTATTGGCATAATCATCTTTTTGAGCCCAATCGATAACAGCGTTTTTCTGTGTTTCAACCCAATCTTTATCAAGCTGTTTAAGTTGAGAGTTTACCGTCTTTTGTGACTCACCAGCATTGATCAGCAAATTTTCAGCTTCAGCGCGGCGAGCCGCATAGATGTCTTGCAGGGTTGCTGGGGTCTCCCCAGCCTTGGCCGCCATATCTATATCGTCTTCACTGGGTGGCACATATCCGTCAATAGCTGTCAGCAAGCTCGACCGGATATCAGACAATCCGGAATAAGCGTCATCTTTGAGTGCCTTTTTTAAATTGGTTGCGTAAGTTCTTGAATAGCTGACAATCTGTCCGTTTGCCATTGATGCCAGGGAGGCGGAAACCTTTGCCCCACTGGATGGCGATAGTTGCGACATTGCCCCAGAAAATTCGTTGATAATTGTATCCAGTTTAGCGGTGAACTTTTGAGGGTCCATGCTTTGGTCCATCGCCGCTTCTGCCATTGCATCCGATAAGGCACGGCGGCCTTGAGCGGTAAACTGGGATTCTGTAACAGCGAGGGAACCGGCATAAGCCGCTTGTTCATATATATTGATGCTGGAGGGGTCGCCAACAATTTCAACTTGCTGTCCCAGCCTTGCGGCTTTTTCAATTTGCGATTTAGTAATAGGGTTTCTTGCACCGTATGCCGTACCGGCCGCCTTGGCCTGGGCACCGGCCACCTGGAACGCTTGCGACTTGAACGAGTCCAGCCGGCTGGCAAGAGTGCCAAGCCCTGCCGCTAATACTTTATTTTGCGGATCATCCAAAGCCACCCTCACTCCGCCGCCAGCCACGGGACTGACCGACCCTTGAAGATAGGTGGCGCGGTTGAACTTATCAGTCATCGCATCCAGCCTTGGGTTAAGCCAAAGTTATTATTTACATTGGACGGGTAATAAAATGTGGTAGGTTTCGGAGCGGCAACAAAATTACTGAACTGATTTGTCTGCTGGTTAGGACCGACCCCCCCTGGGTTTGGAATCAGGGTTGACGTTGATCCTGGGATACTGGTCTGGTAATACTGGAACGCACCGCCAGCCAAAGTGAGCATCGCACCCATCATGCCCATCTGCGCGGCACTCTTACCGGCCGCCCTGGCACGTTCCGCCTGATACAGTTGCATCCTGGCCTGGGACTCGCCGGTCAATCGCGTAATGGTTTCGTTCAAACCGGCCATTGCAAAGTTGTCGCCGCCGACACTCAGCCCACGGACACGGAGCCCCATCGGGTTGCCGCTGAACGGGTCCATATGACCGGCACCGGCCGCCGCATTAATCTGGGCCATCCGCGCCAGTGTAGCCTCCAGGCTATCCGCCGCCTGTTTCTTATACTTGAGCGATTCACCTTTGGCATTAAACCGCGTATATTCCGCCTGGACTTCCAGCCCACGGGCCTGGCCTTCAAACATGGCGGCCTGGGCCTGGGCCTGCCGAAACTGCATGGCCGCCGAAGCAACGGAGAGGGCTAATCCAATACCGGACATCAGTCTGTCGCCACGCTGACGCGATAGTCGAGATTTAATAAAGTCATAAACATAGGCTGGCTCTGTGTAATTTCAATCTGGCCTTTAAAGTCGTATCCCAGGAACGGGCCTACACTTTTGGTGCCGGTGAACTTGGTAATGCCCTGGTCGAGAAAATCGGACCCCAGTTGCCGCATGGGCACTTCTGATCCGTTGATCTTGATGTTCTGTGTATTGTCGAGAATCAGGTTTGCTTTCACGATCCGCTTTTTGTTTCCGGTCACCGGCCCTGACGGCAGTCTTGTCTCGACCGGCATGGTCCGGACCAGGGGTGTCGTCTTGGTCGATCCGGAAAGCGTATCCGTGAATGACGGGTATTCCAGACCAAGCTCCAGATAGGTAGTTGCTACACGATCAGCCGTAACCTGGTTGGATGCAACTGTGACATCCGTCAGCATATTGTCGTCAGCAATCACCTTGACGGTCTGGTCTTCAAGGAAGTTCAGAGAACTGACAGTCGTTGATGCTGGCAGGTTACCAGCCGTTGCCGTGTATTGAATTGAACAGTCTGTCGTATGATCGTTGTCAAACGACTCCAGATAATAGACTTCCGTGTTCGTAAAATCCGTTGCCGCCAGGCGTGTGGTATCTGACGATGTCACGGTCAGGTTCTGTTTACCGATTGCCGCACGGGTGACTGTAACAGTCGCCGTTGATGCACTGGCTGAAAAAGAAGCATGGCCATTGATTGCCGCTGCCAGGTTCGTTGCCGTCTGGTTGTTCGACGTAACGCTTTGCCACTGGCTGGTTCCAGCCGAACCGGCGCTGGTAAATGTGACGGACGTTCCCGAAGATGTCTTTAAAATAATCGTGGAGCCGACGGCAATATTGGCGAAATCCGAAACAACAATATCACAAGTCGATTCATTAGGTAGCGTCCTTTTAACAACCGCATAGATGACCGGAGCATCCGCATCCTCGACCTGGCAATCCTGAAACTCGCCATCCGTAGTGAACAGGCTGGGCGCAATGACGTTCTGCGACCGGAGAATGCTGAAGGCCGCTATGGACCCGTCACCGGAATTGGTGATCAGCATCAGGTCACCCTCATCCACATTGGTGCCTCGCCGCATGCTCATCCTGGTCGGTGTCTGCAAGAGATGTGATGACAGCATGCTGATGTCGTTTGACACATAAGAGCCTTCAACATCAGAGAATAGAAACTCACGGATAGCTTTGCCGCCACGTTGCAGATAGAGCGTTCCCCCTTCGGTCGATACCGGATGGGTGCCCTGCTTTGATCCCCTGGTCGTCATGGGCTTGAAAATAAATGACGTTGGTGTCAGCGGAGAGCCGTCCACCTGTGGGCAGATAAATTCCGTGCCGGTTGTAAATATCTGAAGATCGCGTCCGGAGAAAACACCGACAATCGCATTGACCTGGTTCGTATCAATCGTTGCCGACATCCCCTCATCATCAAGAACCTGACCTGGATCAAAATTAAAATATTGACCAACCCTTGACCCCCAGACAGTCGAAGGCAGGGAGTAGGAGCCTCCGACAATCAACCGGCCCTCATGGAAGGTGGCTGTTCGAGGCCAGTTACGGGTCGATGACCATGCATCCTCGTAACCGGCTTCGAGCGTCCAGTCTCCTGACGCAATTGAATCCGTGTTATGAAACGGCACATCCGTGACAGCTTTAACAACCGTACCGCTGACATATTCGGTGATCCGTGCCCTGCCAAAATTATTATCATTCTCCACATATTGACCGACATTACCGGAAGCGAACACGCTGGAGCCAGCCGTCAAAGTAATGTTACCGGACACGGATGATGGCGTTAAAGTGGCACTGGGGTTTGACGTTGACAGCGTAAACGCATAGGAGGGAACGGTCTCCCAGGTAATGTCCGACACCGTCCACGCCGCATGGTTCGCACCCCTGACAATCTTGAGCGGCTTCATCGTCTCTTCAAAAAGAAGCAGGGTGTCGGCACTCTGTGTATACCAGAGGTTTGCCAGCCGTGCGGAGGTAATGCCATCTGTGACATCGCTGACGGAAGACGAGACATCAAGATAGTCATCACTCCCCCCGTTAATCGCTGTGACCTGGACACCCTCCTTGAACACCATCATACGGGTGCCGCTGAACAGGAGCATATAGGTTTGGGTCGTTGAGAAGGAGAATGGAATTAAGCGCACACCGCTTTGCGGTGCGGCCGCACTGGCAATCGTGTACAGATATTTCAGTCCCGGCCGTCTCTCGACAGACCCGTGCGGTTTGCAGATAACATTCCTTGCCCTTTCAAGGGCCGACTCATATTGCTGGAGATCGATTCTTCCACGGAGTTCCGGATTGATTTCCCCGACACTGAAATTCGTTTGGACTTTGATGACCCTGGGCATGACTAGCTCAGTGTCATTCTGGAGTCGATAAGCGGATAGTCTCCGATAAATTGCGTACCTGAACCCATACCGTCAATGCTGGCGGCCTGTCGAAAATATCCCCCACGGCCTCCCTCGACCGGATTGCCGAAAGCCAGCCTTTCATAATGCTGGGCCTTGGATGTCTGGTCCGTGATGGGCTCCGCCAGGTGCATTGCCACAGCGTATTTGACCAGTTGGACAAAGTAGCTGGGCATCTCCGCTTCGAGCGGCCGCTTTTGATAATCGACCGTGATAGCGGTTGAATCTGTAAGAACCTCGCCTTCGTAGATTTCCCATCCGCTTGTGATGGGGCTCACACCTGTAGCACTACTGTTGAACACCGCCCGTGGAATCTTGGTGATGGCATCCGAAGGCATGGGGTAGGCGTAAGTCCACTCGTTCACCGGCGAGGTACTGGACCTCGCCAAATCAACTTTCACCAGGGAGAAACTCCACGGATACATCGTGATGCACATATCCCTGATGTCGGGATAAAGCTCTGAACAGACGTTTGCCTGAACAGTGCCGTCAGAGAAACTGGAGATCGTGTTTTCGCCAAGGAGCGTCAAAGCATGACTGCAAATCGTAACGTCTGTGTCATTAACGGCCACGCGATGTCCTCCAAAAAGATACCGGCGGAGGTAATGGGAGAGAGCCCTCCGCCGGTTCTGATCACCTCCCTAGTCGGAGTCTGTCTCTGCGATGGCGGTCCCATCGGAGATATCGACCACACCGGAAGCGTTGGAAAGAACGCTGACGATGTGCAGGGTGGGCGTGTTTGAGTCCACGATGAACATGATGTCGCGTACATTCAGCAACGTGGATGCGCTGTTAAAGTACCCAGCCGTGTTGACCGTGGCGATTGCATCAGCGGAGGTGTATGTCCAGATCTGGGGGGCAGATCCAGCCTTTCCTCCTCCACCGATTAGTGAGAGTCCTGTCTTAGAATAAGCCATTAATAATCTCCTATTCTCTGGCCGTTATCGAAACGATACCCGTGGCATCGATTGCGATTGCACCGGCCGAAAGGACACAGTTGGTAAGCCAGGACATCCGCTCCGGAACGTAATTGATTTCCGTTTTTGCGGAGATGCCTTCAGCGTAACCCACTGAATCTTTGTGCCATGCAAAGCAAGTCCGGTCGGAACTGCCGTCAATGGCGAGACCGCCTTCATCCATGTCACCAATCATAATGATGTTGAAACCAAGAAATTGGTTTATGCGGCCATCGGTCATGGCCTTGTGGACTGTGAAGTCTTGCGATGCCGCTTTGTCTTCAGCGAGAAGAGCGGCGAGCCCGTCTGCACTGATTGCCATGTAGCGGTCGCCGCTTGGAACCGACTTCGCATTGAGGAGTCGGGCCGCCTCCAACACCTTAGCCACGTTAATATTCGTATTCGATCCGCCAATGGAATTGGCTACCGTCAACGATGTGGATGATGCCGCCAAAGCGTCGAGGACAATCTGGTCGGCTCTTCGACCGATAGCTTTGCCCAGGGTTTGCGTCAATTCCTGACGTTCATCGAAGTTGACCTTCGCCTGGTCAAAGATCGATGTATATTCCGGGGCCGCATAATCAGCCAGCGTGGCCGTGGAATTTGTGTGCGTCACCCCAAGGGCTGTTACCTGTGATTGCGGTACAACGACCTGGGCCTGTGCGGATGCCAATTTAGGAAATTGAACTGTACTGGATGTCACACCAGTGCGAGTTCTTATCGTGCCAGCGAGTTTCCGTTCAGCCTGATAGATATGGTGAACTTCAGCCTCAAACCGCTTCACGAATTGTTGTGATAGCGTCATTGCCATGAGAAAAAAATCCTCGTTAAGGTTAAAATCTAATCGCTGAACAGGTAGGACTAAATTTTTTAGTCGGCTGTTATAAAACCGACCGGCCTCAAACGAGGGTAGGGTCTAAATCGTTTTAGACACAAATGGTGCCTCTTGTCAACAGTCTTGATACAATCTATAGGGTTGTGACACTAATCCGGATAGACAGCGGCAAAGGCTTCGGTCACTTTTCTCCGGTAGGCCGTGTCCGTATTGTACCTGGGATCAGCCACCATCTCGCGGAGTTCCGCTTCGGTCGGCATCGATTCCGCATCCGGTGTTACATGAACAGGGATGTCCTTTTCCCCGTAGTAGTTGCGGAGCCTGTTCAATGCACGGATGCCGTTGGCCGTACCGCCCATGATTTTAAATTCCTCAAAGTCCTCACCCGTCCAGGCTCCCTGGTGAACTAAGGACTCCGCCCATTTGACCAGGCCATTGGTGATCGCTTCGGCATTCGGTCCCAGCTTCGACATTTCCGCATCCATATCGAACTTCTCTTCCGGAGCTTCCTGGACTTCGGGCACCGCTTCCAGAACCATGCCGACAATGGATTCAAAGTCATCCTGTGTCAGTCCACGATCGGAGGCCATTGTCTTGAACCTGGTCATCAGTTCATCGTCTTCGGCTATCTTGTCACCGGCAAACTTCAGATCGTAGTTTCCGTCTTCGGGTGCATCGTGTTTGCCGCCGCGCAATTTCTTGTAGAGTTCCTGTTGGGACTTTGCGAGGCCCTCGTAATCGGCTCCCTTGTCTTCATCCCAGAACCGTTCTGGCAACCAGTCGGGCCGCTCTCCGCTTGCGGCTTTATCGACATGGTCAAGCTCCTCCTCCTCCACTTCTTTTTCCGGTTCCTCAATTTTGGCATTATCCAATAGTCCGGTCGGTGCCGATTCCTGTTCCTGTGCTTCTTCAGCCATTTTGCGCTCTCTCCGCTCTCAATAATATTTCCCTGATTAATGTGTTCTGGCCTTCACGGAAAAACCCGTAATCGGTTGTGTATCCTGGGGCCCATGTGGGCTGGTGCAGAAACGCTCCGCATAACCAGTCAAGCATCCGCTTGCCGTCTTCGCTTTGTGATATCCGTGCAATGCTCCGGTCGAGTTCAACCTGGAACTTTTCCGTCTGATCCGGTGGCAACGGACTGTCGGCATTGACTCCCTCCCAGCCAGGAGTCGTCATGTCGATAATATCCGCCATTACTTTTTTTTCATGGGCTTGGTTTTAACCGGCCTGGTTTTCTTTGAACTTCCGTATCCTTTACCTTTGGGCATTTTTCTCTCCTATTGCGGTGGTGCCGCCTCCGGTGGCATTTGTTGTTGTTGTTGAAGCATCTGTCCGATTTGCTGTTCCAGTTCCTGACGTTCCTCATCCGAAGTTCTGAGGCTGTTAGGCACTCCCAGTTTATCGGCCACAAAGTCAGCGATAGCATCCTGTTTCACCGTTGATTGCGCGACCGGTCCCATTGAGGCCGCTATCTGGGCCCACTGCATGACATCCTGGACATCATCCATATTCTGGGCCTGGGCTAATGGACTGACCGGCACGATCTTGACTTCCAGCCCGTTAATCTTCAGAGGAAGGTTTATCAGACCCCTTTCATCCATGATCTGCATGGAACGCCGCACCAGTGGGATCATGCATTCGCGGATTTGCCTCCCGAACGCACTGCCCATATTTACCGATAGCAGTTTCATTCGCTCCACGATTTCTGTAGCCGATCTGGCCGACATGTTGTCGGGGGGCAAGCTGTCATCGAGGAGCGTCTGCTTGATTGCCATGCGTAAATCCTGGAGGACAATTTGTGTCAGTTGCAAATCGCTGGCCCGTTGCAGGGGTTGCAGGGACGGCCCCCTCGCTCCGCCGTTGGATGCCACTGGAATAACGGCACCAGGGACAATGCGGATCGATTGCGGATTAAGGACACCGTCATCGACCGCTGTATAGATACCGGAGATGTTCAAGCTGGCATTCTTGAGGAGAAGCTCGACGGCCTTGTTCAAGGTGAGTATGTCACCCAGTGCGGAGATGACCGGACCTCTGCCCATGACCTCGCCGCTGACCTTGCTGAATCTTGAAACAACCCAGGGGGAGAGTTTGAGCTTACGGTACACCAGGACCATCTCGTCATCGTCTTCCGATTTGTGGCAGACGTAGTAACCGTATCCCCCGTCACGGACATCGAGGATCGTGCTTTCCTGGAGGTTGACCATTTCCTGTGGCTTGTCCTCGACCAGCCGCTTGATCGATTCGGGCAGTTCCGCATCGCTCCATATCTGGGTGATGTTTTCCGCCGCCACGCGCATTTTCCGGAATACATTCTCGACCGTGCCCTGTGGCCCTTCCTCCATTGCGACCAGTGCCTGGGGTATGGCCTGGAAACGTATCGGCTCCAGATCATCCCCTGGCTGGATCAGCATCACGCCGGTGCCGACAGCAAGGTCGAGCAGGAACTCGCCCATCGCCAGATCGAAGGAGGTCTGCTTGATAATGCTGAAAAATTTATCGGTGTAATTCTGAAGACCCTCACGGACATCGTCCCTGGCCTCCTCCGGAATTTCCGTTCCAGGCTGAAGAACCATCCAGTGCTTGTCGGGTGGAAACAATCCCGACTGAAGACGGTTGGCAAACCGCTGGACACCGTGGACGGCTGTACTGTCGAAGACCTGGAGGTTCTTGACCCGACCAGGAACACCGCCTTCATAGTAACCGTCATAGAGGTTCCGCTGGGGGAGTGCGTACTGGTAACATTGCTCATAGAGAGACCGCCACTGCTCTTTACGCGACCAGGCTGTCCGGTATCTTTTGGCAACGTGTTCCGGTGATAGCTTCATTTCATCTTGCTCCGCCTCTGGTAAACCGTGGCTGGATGAATGCCGAACAGTTCCGCAACTTCTTCGACGGACCAGTCCCAGGTGTAGAGGATGTCGGCATCACTGATCTTTTTCCTAAACCGTGTCTTTGGCCGCAATATCCGGATCAACCGGCGCGACCAGATAAAAAACCAGAGACGCATCAGCCGGTCGAACCGGCACCGCTCCTTGAAAAAGGGGCCGGTCCCAAAGTCGTCTGCGATGGTACGCCAAGGAACGGATTCTCGCGTTGAGCCAGTAAGGCCCTGTTACCGCCGCTCCGCCGTGCCCGTTTCCGTGCCGCTATCTCGCGTTGGCTTTGCTGTTCCCGTGCCTCAATCCGCGCTTCCTGTTCCCGTTGCGCTTTCAGCATCTCAGGATCAGGGCCTGGAGGTGGAGGGGGAGGCTTCGGTTTTGAAAACAATCCGCCGATAATTCCGCCCATGTTATGTCCTCGCCATCATTACAAAATCATTTCCGTCAGGGCCGAACTTCTTCAAAACCCCTTCCTCCTTAAAATAGAGGACTTTGGCCCATTTGAGAGCCAGAAAATTCGCAGAATGGACAGTGATCTGAAGGCGAACAATCTTTAACTCTGACATAAATCTGTCTAATACCAGCTTGGTGACACGGTGAAACGGCCGCGCATGATAGGGCAAACTGATATCGGTAATCAGCCAGCATTCCGCCACCCCGTCCCAGAGCGGTATGCAACCGAATATGCAGATCACCTGTCCCTTATGGCACCCCATAAAGGCCGGTCCCATCGATGCGTAGCCGGTGAGGACACCTGGGAAGTTGGGTATGTGTTCAAAGAAAGTGGCATCCGTACCCCTTGGTGTCAGCATACGGATCAGATTTGGTTCAAAGTTAATCAGCTTGTAGTCGGCTTGCAGTTTCGCCGCTTCATTGAGCGCATTGATGTCACTGAGCAAAGACATCGAAATCGGCACTGGCGACCGGCAACTGGCCGAAGTTCATGGGCCGTTTGGTCATCCGCTTGTGTTCACCCTGGAGAACGAGATAGCCGTAAGCGTCCCCAACGTGGCTATGCTCATTTTTGTTGGGAACGTCCCGAAACCGTTCCTGACCGGAACCCATTGCCACCCGTGAAAAGTAATATCCACCGGCCAGGGCTTTACGGGTACGCTGGCATTTTTTATCGATCATCAGTCCGGGCCGCTTGTCGAAATACCGGATCATGGGTGCCGCCATTGCCTCGCGTCTTGTCTTCCAGTCGTTGGTCGCCGCCGGTCTTGCCAGCAAGCCTAAAGTCTTGAGATGGTCAAAGGCCGTGACCTCAAATATCTGGTCGCGTTGCTGACCGGCAGGGTCACCCCAGACAATGATCTCCGCCTTGGGGAACAAAGTCTCGATTTCCGACTTCAACTGGTTGCCGAATCTTTCCAGGCCCATGTCGAAGGTGACAAGCTCATGCAGTATCCGCCACTGACCGGAGGGATGTTTCTGACCGAACACGGCCGCCGGTGTCAGACCAAAGTCGAGCCCGATCTGAAGCGGCAGGCTCTGGTCGAACTCCAGGCCGTCCACGGACATGGCCTCATCGTCATATTCCGGAGTGATGGGCCGACCCTCCTGAACAAAGGTATATTCCCCCTTGGCATAACACCTGATCCAGTCGAGGTTCTTGCCGCCGACCAACTGGTCATAATAGCCCGTTGGCAGATTGGGCAGGTTCTCCGCACTGGGATTGGTCATCCACCATCGACCGGCACTTTGTATAAACCCGTTGAACTCCGGTTCCTCCGGTAACTGCGATGCGTCAGCCTCCAACACACCTCCAGGCTGTCGGAAAAACTTCCACGCAAATTTACCCAGGGGTGCCTCCTTGCCTTCACTCAGCCTGAAATACCAGTGGTCATCGTCCATCGGGTTCGAGTCCATCCATATGCCTCTCCAGGACGCTCCGCCATCGGCCTTGGTCGGATATCTGCCGACACGGTGGCTCAGTCCGTCGATAATCGCCTTGGGCAGTTCCCTGGCTTCATTGATCCAGGCTCCGGTCAGTTCCAGCGATAACAGCTTCCGGACATCCTTGGGCTGGTCGAGGGCCAGAAAGATTACTTCGCAGTCCACACCGTGAGCATCACCCCTGGAGGGCAACTTGATATGGTGCGTGATTGGAGGAGACCAGTGGGCCCGTCCCCAGATATTTTCGGGAAACAGTTCCATCCAGGTCTTGAGGGTTGTGGTTCGCAACATGGGATACGAGTTCCGGACTACAGCGAACCGGCTATAGCGGATACCGTCACGGGGAGATGGCTTCTGTTTGACGGCCCTCAACATGATCTCAGCGGCACAGGCGTAACTCTTTCCTGATCCGACCGGCCCCATCAGGCCGCGCACAAAAGAATTATCCTGGAGGAACTTCCAGACATTCGGCGCGGTCTTGAAATCAAGATTCAGACTGGCTGTCTCGTCCATCTTCCGCTCTCTCTCCGTCACAGCAATCCGCTACCGGCCTGTGACACCTGGGGCATTCGTAATGACCGCGCACCATTACCGGCCTCATCCATTCACCGCACCAGGGACAGTCAACCGGCTCCATCGTCCTTTTTCACGCTGACTACTTCCGGTCCATGCATCGTGATACCAACGACCGAAGGTGCCTGACTTTCGCTTGGAATCGGTTCCAGTAGCCCTGCGCTTTTTGCCAGGACTTTAAGCACACTGATCTTATCGTGGAGTTCAATTTCGAGAGTAGGGTCACCATCTTTACTCCTTGTCACTCGCAGTTTCTTGATAGCGGCGGCCACCGAATCGGGGATATCCTCCGAAGCCTTGACCTTCACATTGCCACTCTCATCCCAGGTGATGACATCCGTCAGGTTGGCCCTGGCAATATCAATCAGCGTCTGGGCAATACCGTCCTTGTTGTGACTGATCACCTCCGACCGGCCTTTCAACCGGTCCTCCAGTCTCTTGACACCGCCGAAGCGACCAGTCGGGTGCGGTGAGCCAGCCATTACTTTTTACGCTTTCCGCACTTGCACACCGCATTGCAAAAACACCGGTCACCAATCCGCCGTGCAAATTCCGCATTGGCGGCTATCGGACTTTTAATTCCTCCAGCCGGTATCATGCTCTGGTTCCGCTTGAGGACTATCGAACCTTTCCTTCGGCCCTCGTTTGTGATGTTCAAAACGGCACCTCGTCATCCAGGTCAATCGAAGTGTTACCGCTTCCAGGAACACGGCCGCTTCCCTTCTGATCGTCATAGGGCTCTGCCATCATCACATCGACGCTAAACGTCCCGTCATCCCGAATACGGCCAACCGGCAACGCCTCAAACGTCAGATTAAATCCTTTGCCGCTCCGCCACGGAAACGCGACACCGATCCTGGTGCCGTACTCCTTCCCGTCCTTGCCCTTACGCATCACTTTCAAATCATATCTTTCAGCCATCAGCTATCTCCCTTTTCAGTCGTTCCAAGTACAAAATTCCGTCCATCAGTTCCTCCTGGGCACTCTCAATCCAGTGTATTGCCGGTGCGTCATTCGCCTCCATCGAGGTGCCGAACCGGTCCATGCCTTCATTCGACCTCTGCATAAAACGCTGGATGACCCGATTAACGACCGGATCAGAGGTCTGCCCCCAGATAAATTCATTCGCCATGCTTTACCGCTCCCTGGATAATCTCCTTAATGGTCACCGCTACACGCTTCGGGTCCTTCCTCGCATAACCGGCCGATACAGCCCTCTCAGCGACCATGTAGGCCCCTGTGAAGTGCGCGGCGATAGCAATAGCCATATCCAGCCTGTCGCACTCAGGAAGCGCATTGAGGGCCTCAGTGATGTCTGAAATCAGCGACATGGAAAAACCCCGAAATATTTTTGTGAGAGCTCCCCTACGCACCGGGCAGGGTAGGGGGGGGAAAGGGTCGTTTTCTGTGGCTGGCGACTTTTTCTTTTTTTCATGCGCGATGAGACCTTCTCAAGGGTAACCGAACGTATAGCTATGTGACATACCGGTCAAATCAAAAGGAAACCAAGGTGAGGTGGCGTTGACCTCCGTTGCTTGCGGCAATCAGCCAGGACAGCTTCAGCCCTGGTGATCATCTGTTCCTTGGTCAGTCCACGATCCGTCAGGCATTCCTTGGCAAGCTCGACAGCCCTGGGGTTGACCAGCCTCAATTCTCCGGTCGCTTCCTCTGCGGCTCGAGAGTACCATCTTGCCACCACAACTGCCTCAGCTAGTCTCTCCTCCTCATCCTCAGATGTCTGTTTACCGGTGTCTGGCTCACTCACTGTCGGCAAGTCCTCTTCCATGACCGGTGCAGGGTCTTCGATGTTCATGCTGTCAATGAGTTCTTCCTGATCCAGTCTATTGTCATAAACGATCCGCCATACAGTTCCCATGACATGTCGCCATTTTGGATGACTTCGGAACCTCGATACCTTCTCGATGTAGCCCAGTTTCTCAGCCCTTCCTAAAGCTCTGGTGACGTTCTGCCGGTCTACTCCGGTCAGTTCTGCAATGGTTGCGGCATTGGGCCATGTGAAGCCCTGGTTGTTGGCATAACTGCACAGGATACTCAGGATATGATAGTCACCGAAACTGAGACCTTTGCCCTTGTTGCGCTTTCCTGGCCTTCTCACATCCCATGTAGCTCTTGTCGGCACTCTGGCGAAGAAACTAGGCGGAGCGTTTGCTGACTTCCCGAAGGATGGCTCTTCTTGCTTGGTCATCTCTCTTCCTTTCAATTGCTTTCAACATTTCCAACCTATGCTGACATCTGAACTCGACATCTTCCTTGATCTCTATCCAGCTTGGGAACCACTTGGACTGGTCTGACATCTTGCTGAGACTTTCCAAGACGGCATCCCTTGGGTAGTCCTTCAGCTTCTCAACGTAGGCCTCCAGAATGATATCGATGTCACCTCCGTCATTCCTATGCGATGTCAACGCTCGTAGCTTTAGCAACCCCCTGGCTATCTCGTTGTCCTCTGCCGGTGCCATTGTCTGCAACAATGCCTGATGTGCTTCGGCCAGTTTCTCATCACCGATATTGTTGGTAATGATATACCCCTTGAAATCAAACTCAGTTGATTGTCTCTCTTCGACCAGTAAACCGGCTGTAAGCGTCAATGAGTTCACCGCTTCCTTGTCCGTCCTGATTGCGTCGATTGCGCTTGGTGGTTTTTGAATAGTCAGTTGGTTCATCAAAATACCTCATCTCGTCTAGCCAAGTGGCTGGGTTGCAAATGTAGTCCGGATCAGGATCGTATCTCTCCAATCCTTCCATGATGATATCGTGGGGTGTTCCCTTGAGTGCTTCATTGTAGGATTTCTGTGCCGCACCTATTCCGACCTTTCTTGGATATGCTTTCCAGAATGCGTTAAAATCGCTTTCCCCTAATAAAGAGTCTTGACGGTTCAATGGTGGTTGGGGTGATGCCTCCGTCACTAGTTGGGTGATGCTAGCATCACTAGTGACGGTAGCATCACTAGTGACGGTAGCATCACTAGTTAGAACCACTTTATAGGTCGTTGCGACACCCGTTTTACCGGTTTTTACACGCTGTAATTCACCCATTTCTATAAGCCTATTGACGGCCATAATGACGTTCCGCCGATCGACATTCACATAGCTTGCCAGCCTGGTCAGGGACGGCCATGCGACACCGGCCGTATTGCAATGGTCTGCAATAGCCAGAAGCACCAGCCGTGCCGTTCCTTTGGCCTGGGAATGCTTCCATACCCTGTTCATCATCTTAATGCTCATGGCTGTCTTTCACTTTCGAGGATTGCTTGTCCGATTGCGGTGATGACCGGCACATAGACGCTGTTTCCAAGACCTCGCAACTTGTCCATCCGTCTGGAAACCCCATCATGTATTCCACCGCCCGAACGGGTGGGTATTGCCAGTTGCCGTTGATCCTCAAGTAATCGGGTAAGCTGTTGCTTGCTCCTCTCCCCGTCTCTTGCTGGGAAGCTAACGAGCGGCTTCCCTTGTAATCCCGTGCCGTGGGCGTAGGAAATGATGAACACCCTGTCGCGGATATGGGTTCCGCCAACGTAGGAAGCCGGTATGCAGTGCCACTCTGCATCGTACCGGAGCGAGGCCAGGTCTCCGAGAACCTCGCCCAGCCCTCGATAAAGCAACGCTGAGACGTTCTCCACGATAACGAATCGGGGTCGTAACTCGCTAATAATTCTGTGGAACTCTCGCCACAGTCCTGATCTGTCTCCCTCAAGTCCTTCTCCACCTCCAGCAAAACTGATGTCCTGGCATGGAAATCCCCCGGCAATAAGGTCGATTTTTCCAAGGGTTCCAGTGTCAAGGGTGCAGACATCGTCATGGATTCTTGTATCAGGCCAGTGGTGTCGCAAAACTCGCTGACAGAAGGGGTCGTTTTCGACAAAGCATTCAGTTTTGAACGGCCCAGCCCGGTGCAATCCCAATGCAATGCCGCCGATTCCTGAGAACAGGTCGAGGGTGCGGATTTCTTCATTCATCATCATCCTCATCAGGCACCTCACCCAGGCCGCCGTAACAGTTTGTGCAAGGCTCCATCCACGGGCCGAACCAGGACTTCCGCTCGATATAACCCTCTCCATCGCACTCAGGGCAGATCATATGCCGCACATCCCATCGCACTCTTCCAGAAAGCCAAACTCTTGCTGGCCCTTGTCAGCGGCAGTAGACAGGTCAACCTCATCAAGCGGTACGCATGATCGATGTAAGAAAACATCCTCTTTTATGCTGTTATCTGAAGATTGCTTTCTAACAAGCCGATCAAACTCAACAGCATCTTCCCAATCGTCTGGCCTCGTATCGCGTATTCGCCGCCACTCCGCATTGGAGTTAAACGGGCAACCGACACACGCTGATCTTTCTAACGGCTTGTCAGGGAAATCTCTATTAAACCACGCTAAACAATCTCGTCTTGACATGCCCTCTTCCATAAGAGGCCATCTATGTTGTAGCCATTTATGATGCGCTTGTTTCATGCGCTGGATTTCATCTGTGCTTATGCCCATCCAAAGCTCTATCGTCGGAACCTTGGGCGCACGTTGCCTATATTTTAAACCAAGTAATTCCCTTAATTTCTTCGTAACTGGGTGTATTTTATATTCACTGGTGCATTGTCTTCTAATCATCCCCCCTGTTGGCGTGAACATGGGCATCCCAGTAAACCTTTGCCCTGTCGTGTTTACCCCTGCAACGTGGTCAGCCCTAATGTTCCCTGCCGTCACACGATGCACTGGAAAAGGCAGTTGTTTTTCCAACCAATCCAGATGCGTGTAGACCTCTTTCGGTTCCCACTGTGTGTCAGCAAAGATTGCGCAGTCAGGCATTGGGCCGATCTCACCTTTCGCCGCCATCAACGCCAGAACTGAAGACTGCACCCCTGCACCTAAACTGATTACTCGTAACTTGGCATCTGGCATTGGCTTGCTAAAACTAAGGGCAACCTTTTTTGCGACACGTTTGTATTCAAGGGTTGTCATTTTGAGACACCTCTCCTCCGCAAGCGGCAAACCCTGACATATCAACCCAATTGTCTTCATGGTCGATTTTGCCGGTTGCTGCGCGGCCCATCTTCACCCCAACCATGCAGAGACAGACTTGAGCCGGAGAAATCTCTATACCTAAAATCGCGCTCCAGATTTTGGCTACGCAGGCAAAATTCTGTTGTGGCGTTCCGTATGTGTCCTCACGGTCGCCGTTGACAATATCGCTGGCTCTAGAAAGTATTTGGCTGCGAATATTCTTTGGGGTAGTCACGCAGACCGGGCATGATTCCGTTGTCCAATCCGCATTGCGAATGAAGTGATTACCGTGACAAAGTTCACACTCACTCATCATCGCCTCGCAAGGCAGCAATAGCGCGACGGGGTATGAAGTAGCGGCCATTTTCAGTTGGCCTGATCGTTTCAATTTCACCAGCTTTTATCAGCGCATAGAGCCGCTTGCGGTTGCTGGTGCTGAACTCTGAAAAGATTTC